GGTAATTAAATTATATGGTAACGACAGGCTCAGTCAGCGCACAATTCCAAACGTATTTTTCAAAAATGCTCTTGGAACGTGCAATCCCATTGCTCCAGATGGAGCAATTCGCAATGAAAACCCCCTACCCAACGAAAACGGGTGGCAACAAAACGATTCGGTTCTTCCGCTTCGGTGATCCCAGCATCTCTGCGATCTCCGCTCTTTCGGAAGGAACGACTCCTGCCTCTGGCGACGAACGTGATCTCACGTTGTCCTCGGTGGAAGCCACGCTTGTGCAATACGGATCAAAAATTATTTTGACCGATGTGATTTTGGCTGTAGAGCTATTTTCTCATCTTGCCCAAGCCACTAAGCAACTCGGCGAAGACGCAGCGTTGCACGCCGATACCCTCTGTAACCGCGCGTTGGTCCAGGATTCCTCGACCAGCACTGGTACAGGTGTTGCCACCAAATCGTATAACCGCTATGCCCAGAACGGCACTAACGGAACAACCTTCGCAACCTCCACCACCCCCAACTCCTCGATCACNGCCACCGACTTGCTCGATGGCGCGACTTCGTTGTTCATCGCTCGCGCACCTAAGATCAAAGACGGCTACGCTCTCGTAGCGCATCCCGCCGTTCTTCGTGATTTGATGCAGGACGATGATTGGTTGAAGGTGTCCAGCTATCAGAACGCCGATGCCATCTACAAAGGTGAAATCGGAAAACTGTTTGGTGTGGCCTGCGTTTCGTCCACAAATATCCAGACCTTCGCTACGGCGGCGGATGGCGTGGCAAATGTGGCTACTTCCAATGCGGCTGTGTTCGCTAACGTCCTCCTGGGTGGTGGTGCGTTTGGTGTTCCCAATATGTCTGGCCTAGCAGCCTCTGGCTCGCCCTTCTCCCCGAAGGTCACGATCCTTGATGGTGCTGACAAGTCTGACGTTTACAACCAGCGTATCATCGCTTCGTTCAAGACGTTCTACGCAGCCAAACAACTCGATACTCGGTTCTTCCGAGTACTCTTCTCGAAGAGCAACTACAGCTGATAATCACATGGGAACCCTAGTTATTGCTATGGGTCCTCGGAAAGCTGGGGAGGGTAAAACCTCCCCAGCCTCTTCCTCACTTGAGAAACCAATGAATAAAATGACAAAATCTGGAATGGTAATGCTTCCTATCTCTAAGTTTGAAATGAACGAAGGTGAAGAGAACGTCTCCCCAGAGGTTGGCGATTCTGTTGAGCTTACTGGAATTGTTAGCATGATTAAGAATGGCGTTGCCCACATTGATGTGGAGAACGCTGTTACTGATGGTGCGCCTGAAGATATGTCGGAAGGCATGGCTGAAGGTGAAGACAGTTCAGAGGAAGACAAGATGATGAAGATGGCCGAGGAATCTGATAAGGAAAACTATAGCTAATGCCTGTTTACGAGTACGAGGACACCAGAAATGGAAAAGTTGTCGAACTCGAAAAGACAGTAGCCGAAAGGGATTCGGTCCCTCGTTACCTTAAAAGATTCACAGTCCCTCGAAAATTGACCCTAGTGGGTGTTGGCGAACCCCTCGACAACCCGCTGGGAGTTAATGAAACAAATTTGATGAAGGGGTACTACCGCCAAGAACAAAAGCTTGGTAGTAGGTTCAAAAGTAAGTACACGCCAGATAGTATCAAACGTGCAACTTTAAGGAGAAAAAAATATGAGCAATGAGTTTATTCGCAGTCCATTAAAGGCGAAGAATAAGGCCGTCAGAATTGATGGCACTAAATTCACCAACGTCATTGAGTTTACTGCAAGTTCCAGCGGTGGCACAGTTAACACTGTTGCTACTTCCCCTGCGTCCTTGAATGTGACTCTTAACGGCACGTCCTATCGGATTGCCCTCCATACCTAATGTCCCGCGCATTAGATAAGTTCCAAGGTCAGTACGGATTCTCCGTAGGGACAACTGGAACTGTGGCAGCTGGCTACTGGGCAATCCAAATGCTTTCAGATACCACGTTTAGCGCGATTAGCGGTAGATTCGATGGCACTCTGACAGGCGTGACGATTGGCTCAGGCAACATCATCTATGGCGAGTTTAACAGCTACACTGCTGGAACTGGCAAGGTGATCGGCTACATAGCTGGTTAATTGTGTTCGCAGTCATTCAGCCCAAGGTTCAATCCCTTGGCGGATGATTGCATTTTAATTATATGCCAAGACTATCTCTAGGATTAGGCGTGCAAGCCGTTAGTAAGGTTAAGGCTGGAGCCGCACCCAGCGGGATTCCTACGGCAACAACAAATACCATCACCCTCCAATCTGGAGCGGCGGGGTATCCAGCATTTATTGATGATGGGGCGGCATTTCCGAAGCAAGACATAGGGCGGTTTGGCGATTATGGCGACTTTAAGTTAGTTTGGAGTGGAAGCAGATGGGAGATGCTTGGAGATAATGATTTCATAACTTTTTACAATACAACGCCAAGCCAAACAACGAACTCTTTCCCAAGTCAAGGAAATTGGTTTGATTATCTCAATCAACCCGCATCACTTATTTTTGTGGGATCATAACCATCACCGCCGCTTGATGAACCACACCTAGCGTGATAAACTAAAAAGGACAAATATATGGGCAGGCAATTAAATCAAATCCTTTCCGACTTAAGTAACATCACAAGTGGTACTTCGGTCATCAATGTTAATTTAACTGACATCGAAGCGTTATTGACCACGCTCCAGGCGGATGTTGCCGATGGCATTCGATTGCCAAACGCTACAACTGGTGGAACTGGTCCGACTACATTTACCAGCACCAGCTACGGCACGATTGCTACATCAAGTACAGGCAGGCTGGGTTGCCAGGTGTTCAATGAGGGTGCAGGCAATCTGCATATTACCCTAGGCACATCCACCACATCGACCAGCCTGTACACAGTTCGCCTTGCCTCTGGAGACTATTTTGAGGTCCCATCCAACTACACTGGCCTAATAGGTGGTCTCTTCGCCACCGCTGGCACGGCTAGGGTGACGCAAGTTAGCTAGGAGTAGGCGATGGCACTTTTTAGACCGCAACAAAATCCAGTCTCGTTTTTAAGGAATATCAGAAGATTTGGTATTGCCAACAGTGCCAATTCTTCTGGTGGGGCTTCGAGTTCTGGAGTTGGCGGTGTTTCGGTTAATTGCGGTACTACTGCTATTGCTTATGGTAAAACTGCATTTAATTCAGCATTTAGCGCACTCACTCAAAGAAGCGGATCTGGCGTTGATTTAGTTTCTGGCGTTGGAGTTTGTGCCGTTGGATTGATTTCAATAGGCGTATCGGTAAGTGGCCAAGCCTTTCGAGTTATTGTGGGAGATGACAGCGCATCTGTTGTTCCAGCGGTTTCAACAAGCAACGCAATCTCAACAAGAGGATTTGGCTTTGAGGTTTTCAACAATGCGGGAACTAGAACAGTTCGCCTATTTGCACACGATGGCACAACCTACTCCACTTCTTCTGGATTAACTTCTTTTAACTTTAACTCATTAAATAGATTCTATGGGTTCTGGGTAAAGAATGATTCACTTGGAAATGTTTACCTTTATATGTCACAAACGACCGCAGATGATACAGGCCCATTACCTGTATTTACAGACTCTCCAGTTTTAACAATGACTGGTGGGCCAACTGCCAACACAAGTGCAAAAAGGTATGTCACCTTTCAAGCCATAACTGATGGGGTTAATAATCCAGCAAGTGCAAATGCAGTATTATGCCAATTTGAAGAAGTATTGTTTACGCAAGGCATCTAATGCCCCTCCTCTTCATCGCCCTCTTGCTCTGCTCCTGCTCGCCAAAGCACATACCTAGCTCTGGCCTGCCAGATTACAGCGACATGGGCGCGGCCTCCGATGCAGGCAAAACCCCCAGCCCAACCTTGAATAACAAGTCTTCTTATTAAAGATGAAAACCATAGGCATCTGGCTGATCAATTTGAGTTTGCGTTTAGTGATGACGCGANCCGAGTACACTTGCTTCCAGGAAGCGTTAAAGTTTGCAGTAGAGAACAACAACATGGTCAAGGAGACAAAGTATGTAGGGAAGGTGAAACACCTCCTATCGGTCAACAGAAGCATCAAACGGATTGTGGACGATGGCAGGGATCGTGACGAAGTGACGGATGCGGTTGTACATCTTGCAGTTGCACTAAGATACTTGGAGGGCAGGGGTCGTGAGTCTTGATGAGGTAGCCGATCTTAGAGAGAAAGTCTCTAGCGTATCA